ATCAACTTCGCGGTATTCTGCGAACGTGAGCGATTCTGTGCCGAACCTCCTAGGCACTCCCATCGAACCTCATGTGATCTGGGAGAACCTTCCAGCCTTTCCCAGAATACTTTGAGGGATTCCGCGAACGTTAGATATATACTGTGGAGAAGTTTATCATGAGTAGCTCGCCACGCAAGCGCCGCCAAAAGCTAGACCCTGCCAAGCTGCCGATCGCAGAAGTTATCTGGATCGATGCCGAGGAAGTCGGCGATGTTGGCTGGAACGACCTCACCTACCTGAAGAAGAAAGCGAAAGATCCCTGCCCTACCATGAGATCTATAGGGTATGTGCTGCACCATTCCAAGAGTCACATCTCTCTGCTCAGTAGTATAGGACCGGTTGAGTGTGGCAGTCTGGAGAAGATCCCGGCTGAGTTCCTCCGAGAAGTAACGTATCTGAGGGGTAGTGAGAAGACCTGACTCACTCCGCCTTATCCCACAATACCCCATTTTTCCCCACATTTAATCATTATGCCTAAGTTCCTATAATACCTACACTTACCGTCTACTATTCCCCTATAAAACCTTTGATATAACCCTCTCAGGGGGGTTTTTTTCTTTTCTTTTTTGTTCTTTTTTCTCATTATATCGATACAAGGGCTTGCCTTGGGTCTTAGGTGTGGTACAATATACGCATGAACAACAAGACACTCACATCCAAGCAATCGTCCTTCGTCAACGCACTCGTCGCATCCTATGGTTCCGATCAGACTGATCTGACTGGTGGGGTCTGGTACAGCCGTCAGCAGCTCCTTGAGACTGCTAACAGTCTCGGCATGAAGTACCCTCCTGCATGGATTGTGCAGGACCAGACCCGTAAGACCATGGAAGGGCGTGGTACATTCTATGTCCCTGAAGTGGCATATGCTGGTCACATCACACCAATGACCCCACAGGACATGATCGAGGAAGCCATTGACCCTGCCTTCCATCCTGCTACTCCTGCTCCCCGTGCATCTGCTGCCGTTGACATGAACAGCTATGCCCTTTCGATGGTCTCTTCTTCGATGGTTCCAGCCGTCATGCAGGACTATGTGGCATGGGGTCACCACAAGGACATCGAGAAGATCATCCGTAGTGGCATCAATTCCAATGTCTATGTGACTGGTCTGTCTGGTAATGGCAAGACGACCATGATCGAACAGGTCTGTGCCAAACTCAAGCGTGAGATGTTCCGCGTCAACATCACTGCCCAGACCGATGAGGATGATCTCCTTGGTGGGTTCCGGTTGGTGAATGGTGAGACCAAGTTCGTCTATGGTCCCGTGGTCGAAGCCATGCAGCGTGGTGCCGTTCTGCTCCTCGACGAGGTTGATCTGGGTCTTGCACCCATCATGTGCCTCCAGCCTGTCCTTGAGGGCAAGGGTGTCTTCCTCAAGAAGACAGGTGAGTGGATCACTCCTGCTGCTGGTTTCGTTGTCCTTGCGACCGCAAACACCAAGGGTGAAGGGTCCGATGATGGTATGTTCATGCACACCAACATCCAGAACGAAGCCTTCCTTGACCGTTTCGCGTTCACATACGACCAAGCCTATGCGTCCAAAGCCATCGAGAAGAAGATCCTGATCAAGAAGGCATCCAAGTATGGTGCAGACGATCCGGGGTTCATCGACAATCTGGTCTCATGGGCAGAGGTGACCCGCAAGGCATTCACCGAGGGTGCTATCGAGAAGGTGATCTCGACCCGCCGTCTCGAAGACGCGATCAAAGCCTTTGCCATGTTCGGTGACCGCATGAAAGCAGTCGAGCTGGTGACCGCTCGCTTCGATGAGTCCACCCGTGAAGCCTTCACCAATCTCTACACCAAGGTCGATGCCGATATCGAGATCGAGGAGGATGAACCAGAATTCAGTCTGGACCGTGGCAGTCTCCGCGATGCCATGGATGCCGGTATGGACATCCGATTCGATGTGGCATTCTCCGACAAGGATAGCTTCAGAGCCAAGTACCCGCGTGCCAAGTGGGACAGTGACATGAAGATCTGGTACATGGAGCCTGCCGACCTGATCGACATCTCGGTCAATACTCCTGAGTCCTTCCGCGATCTGGACCGTCACAACCCACGCATCATCAGCAGAAGGAGCAAGCACAATGGGTGACCTGTTAGAAGAACTGACCGACGAAGAGTGCTGGGAGATCATTGATCTTCTGGACATGAGAGGGGAACTGATTTGAGAGACAACCACAAAGGGCATTCAATCAGCACCGTGCTGGGGATCATGGAGACCCTCCAAGAAGCGGCAGAAGAAGCCTACATAGACGAGGACTACGAAGAGGCACACATACTCATGGGTGACATGAAAGAACTCACGATACGCCTCACAGACAAGTATGGACCAGAGTGGTTCAGCGACGACGAAACAACTTTCCTTGAAACAATTCTAATTTACAATCTTTGATTTGGAGATAACACAATGCAGTATTCAGAACTCAAGCCCAAGCAACAGGAATTCATTCAGTGGCTCTTCGACGATGGAAACCACGATCAGGACAAGACCATGTTCCAGCGTGGATACCTGAAGCGAGTCGCCAACGACAATGGCATGGCATGGGCGCCAGCATGGCTCGTCAAGGACATCGGACGAGTATCCAAGCGTGGATTCTACAACATCCCTGAGCTATCAGACTTCATCCGTGAAGCGTCAGGGACAGCATCCGATGAGGATGCACTCATCGAGCGGATGCAGGATGAGGCAGTGAGTGAGAGTGAGTCCTCACCCGGAGAAACCCCGGTTGAGTCATCTGCCACAGTCGCAGCATGACTCTCCTGCATCCGCTTCTGAAATACCCTCCTAGAGCTTTTCTAGGGGGGTATTTTTTTGTTCTTTTTTCCCATTATATCGGTACAACCCCTTGCATCTGGCTCTGGGTGTGGTAAAATATACGTATGAGCAACAGCAACAACAACACCGTCAACATCGATGCCAAGGACCGATTCGCTCGTATCCTTGCCACCGAAAACATCCACGTCCAGCACTCAATCTCCGCGAGTACTGCATCGTTCAACACCCAGAGCCGTGAGCTGACCCTTCCCAAGTGGAGAGAGATGTCTGGTCAGCTCTACGACATGCTGGTCGCCCACGAGGTCGGTCATGCACTCTACACTCCTGCCGACATCGACTCCATCCATGACATCGCAGAGCGTCATGGTGTTGACTGGGGTGTGGTCAAGGACTACATCAACATCATCGAGGACGCTCGCATCGAACGTCTCATGAAGCAGAAGTTCCCCGGACTCCGCCGCGACTTCATCGCAGCCTACTCGGACCTGCTTGAGCGTGACTTCTTCGGTATCTCCGACAAGGATCCGAACCACCTCACCTTCCCTGATCGGATCAACATCCACTACAAGGTCGGCACCGTCCAGTCTGTCGTCTCATTCGACAAGACCGAGGAGCAGATCATCCACATGACCGACCGTGCAGAGTCATGGGAGGACGTGCTCGACGTGGTGGAAGCCCTGATCCTTCACATGCAGAACGACATCCCTGAGAAGCCCAGCAAGCAGTCCGAGACTGGTCAGGGTGATGGTCCCGGTGGTCAGGACGTGAGCGAAGAAGAGGGTGACACCGATGGTGATCTTCCCACCGAGTCCACCGAGCAGGGTGACGAGAAGGGTCAGCCCGACTCTCCCTCCACCGGTGACGAGTCCTCCGACGAGACTGGTGATGACGCAGAGTCCGACGAACCTACTCAGGGTGGCAGCCAGACTGGTGAAGCCGAAGTCCTCTCCCGTCCTGAGACCACCAAGTCCATGGAGGAGAACATGCAGGATCTCCGCGACGATCGTCGGTGGCAAGCCGAAGAAGAGATGATGACCATGCCCAAGATCGCCAAGGTCGAGGACATCATCATCGACTGGAAGAACCTGTACTACGATCCTCAGTCATCCACCATCACCTCCATGCTCACTACCTACGCTGACCACAAGGTTCCTGCCGACGAGATGGATGAGATCGACGCATTCCTCCGCGAGTCCCAGAAGACCTGCCACATGATGGCACAGGAGTTCAAGCGACGACAGCGTGCCACTGCATTCCGCCGTTCCACTATCGCCAAGACCGGTGTCCTCGACATGCAGAAGATGGTCAACTACAAGTGGTCCGAAGACATCTTCCGCAAGACCACCATCCTGCCAGACGGCAAGAACCATGGTCTGGTCGTTGCGGTTGACTGGTCCGGTTCCATGAACACCGTGATGAAGGACACCATCCGACAGGCGATCCAGATGGCAATGTTCTGCCGTGCGATCAATATCCCGTTCGAGGTCTACTCATTCTCCAGCGTTGGCGAGAACTTCGAGGATTCTCGGCACAACCCCGTGAAGTTCAAGTCAGGTGACAAGGACATCCACAGCAACCTCAACATGAGGAACTACCTCTCCTCCCGCATGAACAAGATCGAGTTCAAGGAGTGTGTCCGCGCTCTCGCAGTCTGTGCGAACGCCATGGACTGGAGCAGCAGTATCAGCGTTCGACGTGGTGACCAACTCGGTGCGACTCCTCTCGACGATTGCATCTTCGCACTCGCGGACATCCTGCCCGGATACCGTCAGCAGAACGGCATCGAAGTCCTCAACACCCTGATCATCTCGGACGGTGACACCACGTCTCAGCTCCTCCAGCAGAACCAAGTGATCAGGGAGGGGTTCCGGTACTTCCGATGTGAGCAGCACCAGAACACCACCGTTCGCGCACTCGATGTCCTCCGACACCGTGTCCCCGGATCCAAGGTGATCCAGTTCTTCCTGTCCGAGCACAAGAACATCAGTGCTCGACGATCATGGAGGTCTGGTGTCGATGAGACCACCCGCGAGTTCTACAACAAGAACAAGTGGTGCATCGCCAAGGAGAAGCAGGGATTCGACGAGCGGTTCATCATGTTCGGCAAGAACTCAGTCCAGAACGCAGATGAGTTCGACGAGATCGGACGGTCGGACGAGGATGGTGTGACCATCACCAAGATCCGCAACAGCTTCGTCAAGTCGCTCAAGCGAAGCACCACCTCCCGCGCCATGCTGGTCAGGTTCATCGACCTGATCGCATAGCACACAACAGACGTTGCTCAAAAGAACAGCAGGATCAGGTGAAGCTCTGATCCTGCTGTTTTTACCGATGCGTGGATAGTACCTTCCTACGTGACGGGGGTGGGGGGCGTAGGCATTACGGACTTGAAACGCTCGGCTGCTGCTGCGTTCTTCATGGAGAACCCACCGGGGCCCTCGCGAACAAATTTGGCTGAAGTCTTGCCGCCCAAGTGACCGACGAGACCCTCATGCTCATGACCACCGTGGGGAACAATGTCGAAGTCGGCATGGTGTGCCTTCAGGACATCGAGCATGTGATGCTTCGCGTGGTTGATGTGGTGGTGAGCGGTGAACAGATTGTCTAGTTGTGTGGCATTGTTGGCAATGAATTCATTGTGTGAATCGAGTTCCTTCTGTTGGGTCTCTGGTCTGACTTTCCTCTTCGCAACGAATCCACCGGCGAAGTCCTTGAGGTCTTGGATCGATCTCTTGCCACTGGTCCGAGCCATCAGGTTGGAATATCCTTGGAGCATACCATGGAACTTCTTGTTCTCTGGGATACGACTGGCAAATGCCTTTGTGTCTTCGTCACCCAACAGTTCCTCTGCCTGTCCGATGTGCTGTGCGATAGAGTCTCGTCGGTACGGGCTGACGTTGAACTCCTTCCCAGTCAGGGACAGCTCAGGAGCGTGGGAGAGTGGTCCCTTGAGCTGCTCATGATCTGGTTCGTTACTCGTCTTGACGAGATCTCTTCCTCCCACCTCGTACTGTGAGTGAGGAGCATATGCAAACTTACCACGAGCCTTGGGGTTGGTCTTGTACTTGATCGTGTTGGACTGGTAGAGACGGTCAGAGTGGTCTGGACCGTGGAGGACATCAGCCTGTACCGCAGTCCCGTCTTGGAGGTTGTCCATCCGAGCAACCGAGTCCAGAGCAGGACTCAGGTTCCGGACATAGTGGTCCTTGCCTGTGGCAGCGATGGAGTCATGGTCATAGAACCGCTCCTTGCCAGACTTGTAGGACACAAACGGTGTTCCGTTCTTCTCTCTGCCCATGACGACACTCATACCACCATCGACCTTGAGGGATGCACCGTGGTCTGCCGTGTTGAGACCATTGAGTCTGTTGAACATCGCACGGGAATGATCAACCGAGTCTGATGGAGATCCTGAGTAGAGCATGTCACCAACGTGAATCATGTGACCAGTCGTCTGAATGTTTGGTCGTTCTTCTTGTTCAATAATGAAATCTAAGAATTTTATAGTGTCCATACGAGTATATATAATACGGCAATTAACTTAAAAGGAGCTAACAGATGAACATGAAAGACTTCCACGCTTGGGTAAAAGCAGGCAACTTCGATAAGCCTAAAATGGGTGATGACAGTATGCACACCAGAAGACTTCAGGAACAGAACAAAGATGTTCTCTCTGCAATTCAGAAGATCACAAAAAATGGTAACAAGATGGTGGATCCGAAGTGAAATCGTTTCTAAACTTTGTATCTGAAAACACAGGTCTACAGAAGCAACAGACTGGCTTTGGTTCCACTGATGTTGAATTAGCTGGTGAAAGAGCCAAAGCAGAAGCTGTGCTCACCGCAAGAGGTGAGCAAGTGAGCACCTTCGATGGTATGGGTGATGCTAGAGATCTTCTTCGGAAATCAAATCGTGCTGACCAAGAGGTGAGACAGGCCAAACTTGAGAAGCAAAAATCGATGCACAGCGGTGTCGCTGCTGCAACCCCTACCCCTGTCGCTGGTGGATATTGAAAAAACACTTGATTTGTAGCAAATATCTTATATAATTCGACTACATATCATGTCATTTATCTTATGGAGAATACATTATGACAAAGACCAAAGAAAAGACCCCTGCCGAAGAACTAACAAACCGAGAAGAAGCTACTCCTGTGTTCGAGGAGGGCTTTACTCCTGTATCACACATCACTGTGGTGAAAAAGAATCAGCGATACGTTGGTGTCGCTTCAAAGAAGATCCAACCGAATGAGATTATTGAGAAGTGTGGCTTTGCACCCACCCCATACAAGACACATGAACCAGATCAGAGAGCGCGTCAACTCGCGGGTTTCCTTCCTGTCATGCCATGTGCGTGTGAAGCATGTAAGATCATGGGCCCTACGATTATCATTCCCACGGGTAACATGATTTTCTTTCAGTTCTCGACCCAACCAAACACAAAGATTGAGTTTGATGGTGAGAATGGTATCATAACTCTTCGGTCTCTGACCAGCATGAAAAAGGGTGATGAAGTCTTCATTGACTACACTTCTCTCTACCCAAAGAATGAACTACAACAGGAGTCGATGTTCTCTGCTCCAGAGGGAATGAGTGACGAAATGGTGCAGAAGATGATGCAACAAGGAATGCAACAAGGATAATTTATGCCAAGCTATGACTATATGTGTGAAGCGTGTAACGAGACATGGGACGATTTCCAGATGATATCATCACGGGATGCTCCTTGTAAAAAGCCTTGTCCCCACTGCAAGAAAAAGAAAGTAAAGCGAACACTTCCAACTGAGTTTCCTCAAATGGAGGCTGACTCCACACTGACTGCAAACAAGAAGACTGGTGGTCAGTGGAATGAGTTGATGCACAAGATGAAAGACTATACACCAAATCGATACCATGACAAGTTCGACAAAGCTTCTTCCAATAGCGGGAAAAGGTGGGATAGGTAATGAGCCAGCAGAGGAGTTGTTGCTGCGGACCACAGCAAGAATTCGAATTAGAGTGTTTGCATAGTGACAAGATGAGTCATCATCCGTCACGATATAACCGCAATGATGTAACTGCTCATGGTGAGTCTCGTCCGGGAGGTGGTCAATCTATTACCCACAAGTATAGAAACGCGTCGAAAAAATCTTCTATGTTCGACACAACTGCTCAGCTAGATGCTTACCGTCAGGGCGAAGGACCAAACATAGACACCGTAGAAAACTCTGGTATGGGTTGTTTATTGTGTCAGGGTTCGATGATCATGACATTTCAAGCTAGGGCTTGGTCTGCTGGTGGTATGGTCACCGCAGGAGAAAAGTGTCCTAATCCGTCACAATATTGTGATTCATATATGACATTTTATGATGGGTCTAACAACTATTATCCACAAGAAGAAAAAATGAATGTGCTGTACCTAGCGGCCAAAGATTTTTGGTTTTTTGAGCGGGGACCAACAGGAATACCATTTTCTTCTTTTAACTTTACTGTTCCAGCACAGAAGGCACCGTTCTTTAGAGATGGTGATTATCCATGGACAGCAAATGATCGTCTAGGAAAAAGAGTATCTCCATTTCCAGCAACATTATATGATTGTATCCTAAAAAGGCCTCATATCCCTCAACCAACAGATAATGATGGTTTGTGTCACCCAGAGCTGACAGCTTGTACGAATCCTTTGAATGTCGTTTTTGGATCTGATGACCTTGTACCATCCCGCCAACACATAAAAAAGGCTTACAATACTGGTAATGAGTGTGGTGACGAAAACAGAGACCCAGAATTTGCTTATTATAGTGCTATAAGCTGTGTAAACTTTCAACAAGATAATTTTGTCTGTCCCTCGGTTGGCTCAAATATAAATCATTGGACCAAATACGGTATTTTTAATGGGCCCTGTGGGGGTATCTACGCCCCCGGATTTAGTTCTTGGCAGATGTATCAGATGAGAAAGACACCACACCTCAGATATGCTGCTGATGTCATATCTTATGGTAATGGTATACGAATGTTCCCTGCACCCGGCGAAGCAGTATCCGATGGGACGACCGATCAAGACCAGCCCGAAGATTTAAGGCTGTTTTCAAATGGATATGGAGGGCTGTATGGCACATTGTTCAAAGTTCGTATGTGGGTCAAGGCTGATCAGCATGTCAATAGCGCTTATGAATATCCGTGCATGGATTCGGAAAACACTCATTATGCGTATTACCCACCCGAAACAAATAGAAAGATGCAGACATCACTTTCTAGTGGTGGTTATCGGATTGATCAGAAAATTTGTGCTTCTGGACCGGCTACTATTCTTTATGCATGTTCCGGTGTTCCGGTGTTTTCTAGTGACGTTAAAGAAATTTTTAATGAAGGTAAACTAACCTCGACGCAGGTAGAAATACTAAATGACTATTACTATGGTAGATTAGACCCCAACAACCAAGCTCCGTTCGCTCATTATGTAAATGCAGCACAGAGAAAACATTTTGAATGTGCAACTTTTGCTGGAAGTGATATTGAGGATGGTCTAGGCAACACCGGTAGATTTGTCGCAAAAGATTGGCGACCAGATCAGATTCAAAAATATGATGAGCTAGAGAGCGAATTCAGATCGAAAGCAGCCGAGACTATTGCAGAGCTTGGCGAAAATCTACCACAAGATGTTCTAGAGGCCCTCACCACGTACACAACAATTGAGCTACCAGATAGCATTAAAACACACGTTAGAGATAATGAGTTGCTTCCTGTACAGAAATCTGGCAAAGAATTTCTCAGCATGTTTATCCACAGGAAGGCCCCAAAAGAGTTGGGCAGAGAAGAGGGTACAAAAACACTCATCACTGAAATGCCCCGTTTTCAGGCCTCAGCATTTGACGGTAGAAATTTTGAGATTGATTCGTATGATCCTTGGCATCCAAAAAATACTGGTGCTTGGCCTGCTCTTGGAAAAAAGAGAGATATATTCACCCCCATTCAATTAAGAAGTCCTGACGGTATCGACAGACCGGGTGCCGAAATATTCAATTTTAGATATCCGGTACGATCGGCTTATGCGAGTGCGTTTGCAGGAGTTGGAGAGACGCTGACTGATGAGATATGGGATGAAATCGCACCCAAGTGGGAACGAGATTTATTCGAGATCTGGTATAAAAAGAATCCGGTCTACTTCCACGCAGTCCCCGGTGGTTGGATGTGGTCTGGTGATGGTGTCCTACAACAACCCGGTCAAACATGTCCACCGGGCGTCCCATGTCCAGACACAACAACGGATATATGTCGTTGGTCTAACACATTAAAGAAAACAGGTCTGATTGATAGTGTCCACCAACTCCAGTTCTATGACAGCCCGCTGGCTCTGAGCTTTGGGTGTGATTCATTCCCGAACTGGACCAGATTTATACCCCTTGCGGCTGGTGTAGCAGTTCCATCAACAACACTACAATTAAGAAACAAACCATATATTTCACGATGCGAAGAGCTACCAGATGCGTGTGTTTATCCGGGAGTCTTATTTAGGACTTCCGGTGGGACTCCATGTGACGACGGCGTGCGCTGCGCCTTCAGTTCTAGGGCCACAAGTGCAGCACCTCTGGTTGGTAATAGCTGTGACGAAAGCCAGTTCGATCCACAATGTCTTGAATTTGGTCTACAACCAGATCCAACAGTAAGAAAGAAAAATTGTTGTGGTGTTAGAGCGTTTTATGCTGGAGATAAAAAACAAACCAAAGTTGTCGGTAATGGCACCACAGGTATCGCAAATCGCTCACCAAAGACAATAAATCAAAATTCAACACAAAAAGAAAAGGCAAACTGGAACAGACAAAATCCATCAGTCATGTTGAAGGATCCTTCGTTTTATGGTATACGTTGCACTGAAAGAGGCAACTGTCCAGAGGGATACCAGTGCTGTTGTCCGTCTGGCTGTGATGATGATTGTTTCTGTATTCCTGAAGGAGCTGAATGTGACACTTCACCGTGTTCAAGTGCCAACAGCTTTAACTCGAATTGCTGCGCAGCATATGGTTCATGTTGTTATACCGATTCAGACGGAAGACTTAGATGTGTCGATAATGTATCAAATGAAGAGTGTGTGGCTAGAAAAGAACTTGGTGGTCTGAACGGCACATTCTACAAAGATACCACCTGTTCGTCTGGACCATGTAAGACAACAGTAACGACTGGTGCATGTTTCTACACTGACAAACTTCTTGATCACCAGATCTGTAGACAGACAACACAGGACACTTGTACCGCACTCTCAGGAGAGTTCTTTGCGAATCAGGAATGTTCAGAGTTCAATGATAAAATTACAACTGGTTATGAAACCATAACATCTCAGGTGAATAACAAACCACCTTACCCCGGTGATAGATCATGTGGTAGATTTGGGTTTAGTGTTAATTGTTGCACAGAAATAAAAGACGAAAAGACCGGTGTGGTGACAAGGACGTGTGAGCCAAAGTGTATCGCTGACTGTGATGTCGGTGAGAATGGTACAGCTAGAATCGTAAGCGATTGTACATCGTGTGCAGAGTTGGGACATTGCTGTGATGGAGATGGTTACTGTGACTCTAGAGTAACCAAGGAAAACTGTAAAAATGGAACATGGTTTTCTGGTGAAGAATGTGACGCTGAGTCCTGTATCACACCATTCCGGGCGGGCCCGGATCCGGGTACAGGTGAAGGATGTGGGGACGGATGTCCCGAAGGTCAACAATGCCAGAATGGTACGTGTGTTGTTGTAATACCACCATGCGCTAATGATAAAAATTGTCCTGTTGGTCAGATATGTGTTAATGGTCAATGTATTCTGGATGATGATGGTGGTGGTGGTTGCGGTGATGGTGGTGAGGACTGTCCACCATGTACTACATGTCCACCGATGTCTGGTCCTTTGGCGACCGCCTGTTATCCCAGCTTAGTAGCATCGGCCGCAGCTCATTATAATCCACTACCTCCGACTGGTAACGGACCAGAGGGCTGTGCAATTAGTAAGAAGAGTGAGGCCATGGTTGATTGTGTAACTAGACACATTCAAGTTACCAAGATGGGCTTTAGACACGTTGTGTTTGCTTCCGCCTCCAATCTTATAGCTACATGTCCTGTTGGCGGTGGTTGTGATAATATTCCGGGGCGTCCTCGCGTTTGTTGTGCCGCGGCGGCAAATCCAGCTTATTGCTATGCGGAAACAGATTATTGTGGGTCCGGTGGCTGGGACGATCAAGAAGAAGATCTTGAACCAAAACACAGAGCATATTCTACTAGTATTGTATCTTTTTATCCGTTCAAAGTTAGATGTCAACAGGTTCTTTCTGAAGCAGGTTTCTGGCAATGTCAAGAGCTATCTCAGTATTTGTTCCCAGAAGAAATAACTGACTTCGCTGTGGGTATAGCTGGAGTCAATGACTACAGGACTTGTCACAACTCATACTTGGCATATAAAGGTGGAAAAGCATGTGACATTACTCCAAAATTGTGTACATTCAGTGAGGAACAAGACTGTGATGGCAACGGAACCACCGAATTCAAAGAGAACTATAACGTGGAAGGAGGTAAGAACTGTTTCGATCTTGAGTCAAAATTCTTGGGAGCGGATAGAATAAATAAGGCAGCTTTCTGTCCAAATTTGGCGAATTCGAACAAACGTGCCTATTCAATTCCGTTTAAAAACAACGAAACTGACGGTAACACACAACATTTATATGCACCAAGTTATGGTGTTGGTTACATACCTGACTTACATTGTTTATCTAGCGGTGCAGAGAGGCCCGTAGATACCATTCCGTCAAGTTTACCAGATGATAACATTCTCCATGAATGTGCTGAATATTATAATGATAAAATTCTTTCTGACTTGGATGAGTACTACGAAGATCCTCTTCCTGTCACAGAACTCACGTTCACTGATTATAGTGGCGTAGATGAAAAAGACATTGCAGCGAATGTATGTCCTGCTGATTTAGAAAGTGGTGGTCTAGCAAATTACTTTAAAAATGCGAAGGCTGAGTATGTCGATGCGCAGTTCGGTGGAAAGGATAATCCGGGAGACTTCTGGGTCAAGAAGCAGTTCCCCGAACTCGATTACATCCGTCTGTTTGGTGTCGGTTGCTATAATTTCCCCGGAACCCATGAGGGTGGTCTAGCCAACGAGCTGTCAGGACCAGATGGAACAGTTCGTGCAGGTGGAGAGTTCGCAGGAACCATGGTCATGTCATTCAAAAGCAAAGAAGAACTCGACCGGTACGATGTAGTATATGGATCAGAGAATCTCAAGTTGAAGTTTGTCACTCCAGTTGCAGGACAACCGACTGGCTTCCCGATCGGTGGTGAAGGCAGGGACTATACCTTTGTTGCTCAACCATCATACAACATTAGAATTGAAGGTGATTTCACTGCGTGTTTCAGTGAAGATGATCCAAGTCAAGATTGTGCTTATGTTCCAGACGATAGCGGTTCGCCAAATGGAGAGGCAGCGCAGGCTTGCTCTTATGGACAGACTGGCTACCTAAATGGAAGAGGGCTTAAACATGCAGATGTACAAAATGGAACTGATGTCAATGATCCAAATGGAGACGGTTACGATCCAGATCAGCCCTCTACAGTAGGATATTGGGGTAAGGTGTATGAGTTCTGCTCATTCATTGCACCAAACGATCTGAAATTAGACTCACCGTTCACTGTTGGTGTTAACAACAATGACTCTGGTGGTCAACTCAAGCCGGTGTTCATTTTAGATGATGGTCTCGGGAATAGCGATCCAATACCGAAATTCAGTGGAGTCCGTGGTCCTCTGGTCCTCTTGGGCACAGAAAACTTCACCGTTGATCTATCGCGATTCGATGATGTCATAGAAAATCCCTTCTGTGGTATATGCTATACCGAATTGGGTGATGTAGCCACTGGATATTGTACGGACTCAGATGGTAACAGGACCACTGCCTCGACTGAATGGCAGTGTCTCGGTCTCGATGACCCCGACACTACTACCGGCCGCTGCTGCACTGATACTGTCTGCACGGTCACAACTGAAACAGAATGTACCGGTGATTGGACCGAAGGAGCTGATTGTAGTTTCGTTGCTGGTCAACCCCCATGTGGTGATGGTACCGGAGGTGGTGGTAATGTCGGAGGACTTGCTCCTGCTGGTAACGGAAATGTATGGACTGACGTTCTACCAAGTGAATTCACCGAAGAGTTATGTTTAGCACCGTCTCTGGGAGGAGCACCGACTTCAAGTTACACATGGTATCCTTCGGTGGAGGGTATAACTAATGGTGGAGCTTTGGGGTGCTGTCAGCACACAAGACAGCGACCGGGAGCAACCGAAGAACCACCGGGGTTTGATTGTTCTGGTGTGCCCGAAGGAGAACCATGTCTCCCATATAGTCCGTGTAGCGAGTGGCAGACCGGTATTGGTGAAGATGACAAACACAACAATCCAGCAAGAACTTATGGTGCCGGTGGATGTTGGTGTGATGAAACAGGTTAAATTTAAGGAAATGCCATGTTACAACAGAATGTAGATAATCCCAAAAAAGAAAAAACATTTTATCGTTATGGTGTACAATACAGTAGCCATATTCCTTCCACAACTGGAATCGCAAAACCAGATTCAAATGCAATCAGAGCCAATCATGGCACATTTGGTAACCCTACACCAAACATGGAAGCGATCAAGAGTATCAATGAAATTGTAGAGAGGCAACAGAAAGAGGAAGCAGAAAGAATCAGAGCCGCAAAGCGGAGTATTCTGGTTCAGAGATTGATATCTTTCAGAAAAACAAAGACCATTTTGTCATACCTACCGACCAAGGTGACCACGTTCTTACAGAATATGCCTACACTTTCACCGAAGAATATTTACAAGTATCTCAGGGCAGAAGTTTCAAACATCGAACAGGGACCAGTATCACTTCCTGTCTATGAAGAACGAAAGAAGATCTGTGGTGACTGCCCGAAGAGAATGTTCCCAGAGGGATACAGTGACCCACTCGGATTCTGTACGGAGTGTGGGTGTGGTGCAAATCCACGAGCACAACTCACAGTCAAACTGAAGCTCCCTGCGACATCTTGTCCGTTAGGTAAATGGGATGAAGCACCGGGTATCTACGAAGGGCTGTGGGGCCGGATTAGATATATAATTACAAGAAGGAGATCGAAGTAATGCAATATACAAAGGTATTAGGTGTCACCGGAGGCAGGGGATTCACCTCGGGTCCACCAGTCAAGGGAATCATGTTGGTCGGAACCAACGCATCCGTCCGTGCCACTGATATGTACGGAAACACATTCATGATTGACCATCAGGCACGACAAGGATCATCAATTTTCCCTATTCAGGTTGCTTCGATTGATGAGGCAGAGGTCACCAATGGGGTCTATGTCCTCTTTTAAATACAAGGACAGAAAGTAGGAAGAATCTAATGGGAATTGGAAATTACGGAGAAGATCGTATTTACAAAAAAGTCATCAGGGCCCAAGCTGGTCAAGACTTTTCTACAGGAGCACAACCCAAAGGCATCATGTTGGTCGGTACATCGGCACAAATTCATGCATTTGATCAATATGGAAATGGATTCACACTCGATAACCTCGCAAAGCTAGGGTCAACCTTGTACAGTATAGCGCCCAAAAGCGTGGATCATGTTGTTGAGAATGCTACAACAAAGGCATATATTGTTTTTTGAAAAATAACGAACTTTTTCTCATAAGTGGCATATATACTATGTGAGAAACATAAGATCAGTCCTTTTTGTACTCCTGATCGTCATAACACCTAGTTGTCAGTTCAGTGAAAAGTTAGACGACACCGATCGTACACCCCCACCATCCAAGGGTCCACAGACCGAAGAACACTTCATGTTCATAGAGCATGATAATGCTCCTGCTTCCGGCTCTCTGTACAGAAAAGACGGATCATTTGTCGGGTCATGTGTTCTGATAGATGAGAACAGAGCCCTCACCGCAGGACACTGTATCGAGCAGGGTAACCTAGAATACGCCAGATTTGGATCAGAGTTTTTTCTGATTGATGAGCAGTTCCTACACAAAGACTATGACCTTGGTGATGATCTGGGACTCATCACTTTCTGTACACCAGTATCATGTACACCAGTGCCTATAATCAGTATTGAAAATATGCCTTCCATGACTCCACTCCACACAATTGCACATGGAAATGGAGAAAAAAAGGTAAGTCGTGATGGAACTTTCCATTATTATGGTATACTAAGGAACAAACCAAACGAGATTGTTTTTC